AGAAAATAGTTGCGCTTCGCGCTCGGCTCCGCCAAGAAAAAAAAATCCGCTGAAAAAAAAAGAATGAGCTCAACTCAAAATAAAAAAGGTCGAATCTCAGGATATGTTACACATTTCCTGAGATTTTTCAATAAATCCCATATATGTTAAACATATTCTCATATTTAACGATATACTACCATACCAAATAACCAATCGAAAATAAAAAAAATGTCTTCAAGTTCATCTTCTTCATCATCATCTTCATCTGGGAAAAAACATTGGAATGATTTCAGTATACCTTCCGATTTGCCAGCAAAACGACAAAAAACATCAACACCAAATTACTCTTTCAAAAATTTGGACACTCCCCTTGAAATTGTAGCAGATATTTGTACTTCGCAAGCCGTTACTTCTGAATCTCAATCGAAGTCACTTATGGTTGCAGAAACAAATTTTTTTAATCAGAGGAACACTGATTATTGGCACAGAACCGATTTATCACACCTCCGCCCCTACGATTTTCCTTACGTCCGTGCATTATTACAACAGCCGGCGTGCGACACTTTGTCCCCCGAAGATATCAAACATAAGGAACACGTTCGTGTGAGCATACAGGTAGTAACCCGAGCTTACGAAGAGAAATACCTCTGCGAACCAACCGAAAAACAGCGTGCTTGTATTTTAGGAGATCAATGTCAAGGTTTGCATCTACCGTACGTGAAAGAAAATGCATTTGTCGTCCGCGAATTTTTATTACCAACCGAAGAAGAAGAATATCTCCGAACTGGTAAACTACCGTCGGAGGAACGTCTTTGTCTTTTATGTAAGCGCTCAGAAATCGCCCGTGCATTTATTAACATCCGTGCTGACGGTATGGGTGTCAAAAACAACGTTATCCTCCAAGATTACCGCAATATTGTCGGTGAAACGGGTGAATATTGTCTTGAAGATTGCATTGTCAGTTCCGAACGTATTTTCCAAGGTCTCTTGGATCCAATTGTCTTACATTTGAGAAATGCTTACCGTTTAAAGGTCAAAGACGGTGTTCGGCACTACGAGCAATGGCGCATGAAATACCCAGGTCAACAAGAACATTTTTTAGTGAAGGCGCCCAAAATTTGCTAAATTTTGGGCGCATCTCACCCTACGAATTTGACGACGGAACAACCCGAAGTTTGCCTGAACAGCAGCTTTTCCATTATTTTGTCGGTACTCGATACGAGTGGTTATTTATGGGATCTTTTTGGGACAGATTACAAACGGCCTCTGTTGCCCCAAATCCCCAGAATGTATGGCAAGCCCCCCTAATACACGCTGGAATCCCGAAAGTCTGTGCTTTCGTCTCAATAATCAATGAAATTATCCCTTTAACACAAATGGAAAACCTACCAAATTCAATTGCTCTAAATATCCACGTTTATTACGACGCTCACATACCACTAATGTGCGCAATCGAAGACCTACAAACAACAAATATCATGCCGCTCTTTCACAAATATGCCCCAAAAACAACATCAGTGATCCAGGAGTCGTGTTTGCCGGACATCATCAACGAACATCTCGAGTGTTCTTTCTGGAATGAAAATAAGACTAAAATGAAACCGATCGTCCATTTAATGTGCAAAGCATTACCGCAACGCTGTCAAATTAGAAATCTCCGCGAAATCATTTCAAATTATTGTCAAACGGACGACACAGTCCATGAATTTATGCGTTCGGCTTTACTCTGTTCTCTTTTAGGCATGTACGAGCACTGCGAGTTCCGGTTGTCTTGGTCTGCCAGAAAAGAAATAATTCGCCGTTTAATCTATTCAAATCCAAACCGCACCCAATTACAAGAATGGTTATTCACCAATTATCAACATTTGTTATTTTATACTATCAAGGAATTCATGACCTTCAGCATGCCAATGATTCCTGCATTGTATGATGAATTGTGTGTGACATATAAATGGAATATCTTTGAAAAAACGGTCCGCACCGCAATGGACAGAGCTCGTGAAATGGTACAAAAAAATGTACAAGTGAGTTCTTCTATTCACGATTGGATGGAACACGTTGAAAATGCATTAGTTGTCGTGAATAAGCAACAATTGGTTCATTTGTATCGTCCACAGCGACAAACGTTTTGCCAAACGGTCTTAACAATGTGTAACCGTATGGACGAGCAAACGCGAAATACTGACATCCACAGTGTCTTTCCAGTCGAATACGTCTCGCTCCTACGCAGAATGACGCAGCGTGTACCGCGCAAACACATACATATTGAATGGTTGAAATATTTTAATGTGCAACAGCCTGCAATCGATTCACTGTGCAATATGTACAAACACGTCTCCCAAAACGCATTTAGAAGCGATTTACGAAAATTATTGACTACTTTATCCCGACATGATTTTGAAGCCGTCCGTGCTCTTTTTGCTGCATTTCGGCAAACTCATTCAGTAATCCGCGTGTTTCATTTGCCAAAGCATTACTATGAGGCTCAGTGCGTTGCATTACGTCGTAGATATGGGTTAGTTCCTGGTGAAGCTCTTCAGGATCATGTGGGGCAGGTTTATTTGTGCCTTTCGTGCAATTCGTTTAAAGGTTTTATTGTTAACAAAAATAGTAAAGTCAATAATCTGTTTGCTAATGGGCATTCGAAGATTATTGTTGATGATGAAACGTTAAAGTGTTATTGTGGTCGGCGGTCCGAGAAATCGGATACCAAAAAGAGGAATAGAATTGATGTCGAAGCCTTTTCAACTGTGACAGAACGAACAGAATTGTCGAAACGGCAGCAAAAAAAAGAATGGAAAATGGCCAAAAAGAATGTTCAGAATCAGCGCTGCGCGGATACCGAATGCATGCAAGTGAATATTACGGGCTGCTTACTACAATTCTATGATCAGCTTTATCTCTTTTGTCCCAGTTGTGCAAATCCTACAACCTTTCATAGTGAACAGCACGACAAATATGGGTTTACATGCTCACAATGTAGAAAAGGGGGGACACTGTTCACTCATGTCTCGTGTTCAATATGTGGATTATTCAAAGGGAAAGATACCTGGCAAACTGTGGATTGTATACATCAAAATGGTTCTTCTGAAACGATCGCAATATGTAATGGATGCAACACGGATAATTTTACCGATGAACAAATACCTTACGAGTTTGTGGAAGAACAACGAAATAAAATCAAAAATCAAAGAAATAAAAAAAACTGGTAGAAATACACCCAGGGTAAAAAGAATCTGAACAACAAAAAAAAAGAGGAAAATCCAGTATACACTATACAATATAACTACAAAGTCTCAAATATATTCTTTCGATATGTCACAGATAGAAATTGAAGAAGAAACGGACTGGATACCAGTTACTCGGATTAATGATATCACAACTATTTTTGTGATTGGCGCCGCGGAAGAATCTTTTTATATTGCCCTTCTCATCTTTTCAGTGCTATATAGTATACGGTTATTGAAAAGCTAAACAAAAAATGAGCTCAACTCTCCTAAATAAAAAAAGTCTCAGGATAGAAAAATCTCATTCCAACCCCATCCGAAAATCAGCGTATATGTTACACATATATTGAGAGAAATCGATTAGTCTGAATAAAAAAAAAACAAATAAAATCAAAGAAAATATGAATTACTCCAGACTGAATCAGGCACTTTTGACCTGCAAAACGAATCAAGTCATAATGGCTGAAGATATTAATTCGTCCGGTGCAAAATGTTTTTATGTGAATGATTTGAGAAATTTGAATCAAATATATTTGTCTAAGAAACAGAAAAATTGGTACGAAGTTCTTGTGGAAAATAAACCTTCTCGGTTGTTTCTGGACATCGAGTCAGTTTGTTGTCAAGTTGATATTGACAATTTGGTTGGGATCTTTTCAGAATGCCTGATTGGGTTTCTCAAAAGTACCGGTTCTCCGATAGTCCCAGTGTTTGAGGTTCTCGACTCGTCAAACAGTGTCAAATCTTCTTTTCATGTCATCTGTACTTCCGTATATTTTCACAATATATATCATGTTGGGGCTTTTGTACGACGGGTCGTTTGTAAAATGGTACGAGAAGAAGTTGACCACTCTGCTATCGATACTGCAGTATACACCAAAAATCGTATGTTCCGAGTTGCAGGCTCGACAAAATTTGGTTCGCAACGAGTTTTGAAACACGACAAGCCTTGGGATTTGTTATTGGTACAGTCTCCTTCACCCGTTTCCAATGTTCTGAGCTGTAATGAAATTGATTCGTCGTGTCCGGTTTCAACATCCATGCACCCAATTGACATATTTGAATTTGACGAAGAAAAAGATATGTGGATTTCGAAGAGAATTACGCATAATGATTGGTCAGATAAGGTGTTAACCGATTGCCCGCTGTTAAATCCTATTTACGATTGGTTAGATTCGGAAATAGATGCAGAAATTAAACGATATGATCAAAGATTGTCACAAGAAGGCACATTTTCTATTAGTTCTGGATCACTTACTTGTGCGATCCGAAATGCTGTTCACAGAGGTAATCATATTTGGTTTGAAATTGACAGTTATCGTCAGACCGTGTACCAACACTGCCACGACAACGATTGTAAAAAAGCACTCTGCAATGTGCCAAATTCGGACATTCAATTGTTTGGAAAAGTAATTGTACCCGTTCCTAAATCTTGTTGGGATTTATGGAATTGCGAATGGGAAAAAACAGTTACATTAATTGAAGATAAATAAGGTGGTAGGAGTATAGAAATAAACGAAAGCTAACAAACGAATTATTTATATATATATACTCTCTGAATAGTGCCCAGAACATTTATTGTGGGCCGCAGGCCCAACAAATATTCACCGCGCCACTTTTTATGTTACATTTCAGGAGATATTTTCTTGGCGGAGCCTAAAACGCAACATTTTTGTCGATTTCAAATCGACAAATGGATATTCTCTATTATTTTTTTGTCGATTTCAAATCGACAAATGGATATTCTCTATTATTTTTTTGTCGATTTCAAATCGACAAATGGATATTCTCTATTATTTTTTTGGGCCGCGTCTATGATTTCCAAATTGAAACATATTTTGTTTGGGAAGACGGCGCCGAGGGCCAAGGCCCGGGCGAGATCTCTGTAAAATAATGATACTTATTACCTGGAATCAAATTTAAACAGAATTTAGATAATTTCTGTAATTTATAACTCACGCCATTTCTAATTGGATCTCTTGTAATATCAATTTGATCTATAAAACGTTTCATTTTTAGAAATGTGGCTTCGTCTAGCCGCAGGCGAACCTGTTTGAACAGATTTTGGCAATAAAAAAAATAGATCCATTTACATTATATTTGTAGCATAGACTCGTTTTATAAAAGTACTCTATATAAATGTAACAAATATTTATAAAAAAATGCCAACTCAAATAGATCAAGATAGAGCCCAGGCTATCATTAAAATAAGACAAGGAATAACAAAAAGTGTAATAAAAAGAAGTTTCAAAAGCTTTAGTAAAATGAAAACCGGAATATGGATAAGAGAATACATCAATTTAAAAAAAGAAGCCGATAGCAAAATAAATGCAGGGAAAACATTAATTAACGAAAATTTAAAAGCGCATTTCCAGCAATATGTATATTCTTTAGCAAATGTTGAATACGATTCAAAAAAAAATATTGCAAAAGCTCAAAAAGAACTTAGAGATCACATGGCTGAACAACTAATAGACGATTATTCACCAGAAGAAATATCAAAAGTTTTAGAAAAAAGCGATATTGACCGAACAATTCAAGACGCGAGTCAACTTTCACAAGACCAACTTAAAAAAGATGAAGATTGTGTATATAATAATTTAAATACAGATCAGGGCATGGGATCAGATTGTATGGTTCATGCATGGAATGCGTTTTTAAATTTTCCATTTATTCAACAATTAAAGTGGACCGAAGATGAAGTGAAGTCTAGCGGTAGTATAATAACTGCAAAACCCGAATCGGAACAGGCGGCGGCCACGGCAGCGCTTATGGGTAATTATTGTAAATGGAAAAAATTAATGATTCCTGTTTTAAACGATAACAAAGATTTAATTGATGCAGCTATTCAAGCTCACGGGGATCAAATAGATCATACAGTCAAGGATTGGTTTCTAACTTCGTTAGAAAATACTAGATGTGTCGATGATTGGATGCAAGAATATATGTTGGGAACAATTCAATTAATATCTATTGCCAATCTTTTTCATCCAAATAGGCCTGATGAAATTATACTTTTTACACAAATAACACTTCAAGAATTTATAGATGATGACGGAACACGATTCGATTCTTCTTATGGCGCCATACCAATTAATACTCAAATAAATGACGGAATTACTCATGCAATATGTATTAAAAAGGGTAAAAATGACAAATTATTTGTTGTAGATTCTTGGCCAAGTGGATGGAAAGGCGTACATCCATATGAAGATTATGTAATGGAAACAAAATTAAGAGCAGTTGGTAACGATCCTATAAAAGTATTAGTTAAAATAAACACTGAAACAAGTATAGCAGGAAAGACAGATCTTATTGACGATAATTTGCGTTCCCTATATTCAATAGAAAAAATTAAAAAATTTAAATTGTGTCACACAAATAAAACAGAGACTTTGTTAAAATGTCCGTTTGAAAGTGAATTTAAATCAAACGATTGTGATGATGACGATGATGAATAAACTACCCAGGGTAAAAAAACTATAAAAGTATATTTATTTTTTTGGCGGAGCCGAGGGCCACAGGCCCAAAAATGGGTTTATGTTGTGCAGTATTTGAAACCGCTTCGTGCGCATGTTCATTAGGAAAGTGTCTATTCAAAGATGGTAAAATGACTACAAAATGTGCAAATGTTGTTTATCTTGTTATTCTATTTGCTATGACGTTTATATCTTTTATATTACGCCAGTGGGGCGCTCCTCAGTTTAATTTTTATTGGCGGAGCCGAGGGCCTGCGGCCCACATTTAATATAGGATGTACAGACATACCAAATATCGATCCATCAGCTTGTAAAGGCGAAAATGCCGTATACAGAATATCCGTTGGTTTAGCCATATGGTTTGTAATCATTGCTATGGGAAATATATGTTATAAACGTTTTCATACAGGACTTTGGGGCATAAAAATAATATCGCTTTTGGTCATTGTATGCGGTCTCTTTTTCATACCTCTCGTTGGTCAACAAGGCTATGTTCAAGCGGCAAGAGTTATTTCATCTATTTTCTTAGTTTCTCAAATTATTTCATTCATAGATGCTGCTTAAATTGTGTGGCCAGTCTGGGCAGATTTACTTAGGCTCGCAGGCCCAACAAATATTCACCACGCCATTTTCATGTGTATTGTTTTTAATAATGTTGAACACAGAATACGATCTCAGTATATGTTACACATTTACGATGATGAAGAAGAAGAGCTGAATGGGTGTTGTATATATTGCTTTGTAAAAAATGCTGTTACAAATATCAAGAAAAAGACGGTATATATATCAGTCTAGATTAATCAAAAATGTCGATAAAATTGATTCAATATGAAGCGAGTAATTTCGATGCCAAAACAACAGAAGCATTGGGATTGGTTATGCAAATCCTCAAGAAACAATCAGAACTTGTGGAAGAAGTCACGGTTCTTTCCAATTTTTCAATAGATTCATGCAGTACTTTAAAATATGGACAACTCGTTACGCAAGGTCTTGTAGTCAAAGTCAAACCGAGTTATGCTATGTCAAAGGAAGATATGAGTTGGTTTCATCCAAATATCGGTGCTGGTCGTTCGTTATTCAGTCTCAAAGAACCTTTGTCACAGTCTGTCCTCCAATCGGTCGAATTTGAGAATGACAATTGCTCAGTTGGAGAATATCTGTCAACTACCCCCGATGAATTTGGAAGCTCGGAGGTTTCGCATCATTTGGTTGTTGATTCTGCCCCCAATTTTAGTAGTATGTACTCGAGCTTTTTGAATAGTGGATTTACGGCGGGCGAAGTCCAAGCGCAGTGGAAAAGTAACGGACGGCAAGAATCGACGCATTTGAGAAATAGATCTGTTGCTGGTGTTGTCAACTCTGATCCGATGTATTCTGATACTACTTCAGATATTCTGACAGATATGCACAGCATTTTCTTCACAAACGACGTTGTAAAGCAGAAAGATGGCGAATTGTTGATGAAATCTTCCGCTTTAGGTGGGTTTCGGCTATACGACTTGACAAGCAAAACACGCATGTTTTACCCAGCAACTTTGGGCACCTCTTCGAATTATTACAAATGGGATGCCATGAAAACGCAAAACGTGAATCGTATTGCGGCAACCTGTTCTTGGTCTGCAGACCAAGAAATTCCTTTCAACACCCAAGTCATGACACCGCCTGCTCTGAAAGGAGCTGCTATCCGCACGATGGAGGATTCCTACGAAATGACGGGGTTGACGTCCCTTGTGATGCGATTGAACCACTTATCAAATGATGCGGCGATTATTGATAAAATGGCTCCCGCAGATGTACTTTCTTTGACGCCCGAACATAATGTTGATTCTATTTCCGCCCCAATTGATTCTGGACACGAAGTGTTTCAGAAATTGATGGCTAACCTTGTTTCCATTCAACAAACCTGTCCTGAATTTCAATTGTTAAATCCTAAATTTGTAAAGGGAGGACGTTTGTCTCTACCATTAAATGTCTACAAACAAATCGTATAGAAATAATTTTATTGTTTTCATTATAAATAAATTTATTGTTTTCATTCTAATAACCACCTGAGTTAGTGAAATCTTTTTTTGGTTCTTCCTTGACTGACCGAATTCGGCGCAATAACATTGTTTGTTCTTGGTGAAGCCGGCTAAAAATTCTATCTTTTTGTTTATAAGAACTGTCGAAATATTTGGTGAGGCCCATTCGTATTGCCACCAAACGAGCGAAGAGAGTCTGATATCTGGGGTTTTCGACTAGGTCGTCTTTTAAATCCATCGGTCGGTTTGAAAACCCTTCAACTATCATTTGTGCTTCTTTGATATGACCGTAAACTTCAGGTGTTAGTTGGATACTGCCTGATATTTCTGGCATTGTCAGCCAGGCCTGACCTCCAATTTTGGCAGTGTTGTCTGCGATATCATCATTGTCGTCATTATTATCTTCCATTACTTTCGTAGATTCATTTGTCTTTTTTTCATTAGCTATGTTTTGTTCAAATTTTGGGTCGCCATTCGAGGCATAACCAGCAAAATGAAATTGGTCATTATATGTAGTTGTTGTTGTAATGTTATTTCTTTGTTTCACATTCATAATAGTGCCTAATTTCTTTTTCGAAAAGGCAGCCACCATCATCAGAAAACGATAGGATTTGTCGTTTCTGACCTGTTTCGTATACAAAAGCCTTGTTCGCAAGTTTGCTATAGTTGGATTTGGGTTAGCATACACACCGCGCCTGGTTTCCATGTCATCATCTTTGTTGGTGTCAATGGTAAACCCCGTTTTATTTTTATCCCAATTGCCTTCGGCGCTATCAAATTTTTTGTGAGAAAAATCTAAAGAATGCTCGTTCCAATGTTCTGTCATTTTGTTACGTATTATTAGCTATTTATACATATATTTTAATCTTTACCTATC